TTATTATAATATTTAGGCAGCTACCGCGTTTATCTACGCAATAGCCGCCTATATATTAGTATTACGTATTATTGAAGTTTTTTCTCAATAGACTGGAAGATCTCTATACCTTCATCTGTTTTGAAAAATGCTGCCATAGCCGAATACGGGTTTTCATCAAAAGGAACGGTCATTAATTTTTTACCGTTTGTTGCCCATTTGAAATCACGTTGATCAGGTGACAACTTTATAATGTTAGCCTCGCATGCTTTAATAGCAAAATTACGTAGCTGAATATTTTCATCATTAACCAAATCTAAGAATAAACTTGGGTTTCTTTTAGCAAAGATCAACAAATCTCTTTTTATCTCCTTAGAAGCCATCTTAGATACCTTAGATCCAATTTCAACTCTTAGTATTGCTTCTGCTTGATCAACATCCATAGCTTTAGCTGCAGTCATTGCTTCTAATTCCATTTCCAATGTATCAAGTTCGTCCACCGCGCTAAGTACTGCATCGAATTCACGATACTTTCTATTTAACATAGGATGGAAAAGTGATAAAAGTTTTTGTAAATTTTGCTTTTCTTTTGGAACCGTTAGTATTCCATCACTAAACATAATATGGCCTAATGTAGCCTCCCCTTTTTGTTCATCAACAAATGGAGAGTTTTGATTAGTTGCATACCTTAATTCTCTTTGTTCTCCCGTTTCTTCATCAAACCACAATAATGGAAATCTCCTTGAATGTCTTGATGAAATTGTGTATGTTAACGGAGTATGATGCCCTGTTAATAAATATGTTCTATCTTTAACCTCCCAATTTTGAGGTTCGGTTTGTTTTAATTTTGACATGATATAATATAATTAATTATTTTTTTTTATTTCGAAAGTAAAAAAGAGTAAAAATTACCCTCGTAATTTCAACGAGGGTAAAATTTACAATAATTTACTCTTATTAAGATACAGATGTGAATAACACGAAGTTATTAGCACCTTGTACACATAAACATCTTTCTGATAAGAAGTTTACCTCCATTGCATCTAAGTCAGAAGTGTAAGCACCACCAACAGATCCAAGTACCCAAGATTTCATTCTACGGTCATCAGCTTGTGAAGCTCTATAACGAACGTGTAAGAATGGTCTACGGATGTTTGTACCTAATACTTGATCATAAACTGTAGAAGTTCCAGCTGGAACCAATACTCCGTCAATAGCAGATTTAGTAACTGCTCCACGAGTAGAAGCATCATTCAAATATTTCCAGTCAGTTTTATAGAAATCGTAAGATCCTCTACGGAAACCAGAGAAACCTAAGTTCAATGCCATTTCAGAAGAGTTTTCAAATAATCCATAAGCAACCCCACCTTCAGCTCCAGAAGATAATGCAGCAAGCATATCATCAAACTCTAATGAAGTTTGACGGTTTAAGAACAACATGTTTTCTTCAATAGCTCCCTGAGTATCTAAGTTTCTTAAGATTGAATCAAATTCAGCTAATCCAGCAGCAGCAGTAAAGTTGTTCAATACGTTACCTCTTTCTTCAACAGCTGCAAAAAGACCTTGTGTACCTTTTTTACCAGCGGTAGCTGCAGCAGACTGAATACCACTGTTCTGAGTAGTTAAAGCTAATTCACCTTCAACAACCGACATTTCTAAGTAATCTTCAAAACGTAATCTTGTTTCAGATTCCGCTTTTAAATACCACATGAAACCACCAGCCCCATCTTCAGTAGCAATTTCTACCCAGCCAATCTGAGCAGTGTCAGAACCATTAACCGTATATTTGTTACGGATGATAATAGGAGAGTTGGAAAATTGTGTAAAGCTAGGCTCAATACTAGTATAGTTATCTCCGTCAAGAGAAAAAGATGATCCCTTTTTATATTCAGAACCATAAACGAATATTTTAACTACATCACCAGCCGTAAAAGTAGGGGTTAAAGCAACGGTTGTATAGGAAGCAACATCTACATTAGTAGTAGATTGTGTTGGCTTACTAGTTACAACTGCTTTTAATTCAACACCTGTAGTAGGGTTCATAATAACAATTGTCTGATTAATAGACAATACATTAGCTACGTAATCCTTAGGATTAGTAGGAGTAAGGTTAACAGGAATACTAATAGTATTTCCATCAACAATTTCTACATTATTATAAGCAATGTGTAATCTATTCTGTTCTGACCAAATAACCTGATCAGAAGCCATTGGCATCTCGGCTCCTACCATACGTAAGAAACCAGATAAAGTTCTATTACCATAACGCTCTACTTCTTGTTCGTAGATCTCTGGTAAATATTGTTGAGCGAAAGATACGAAATCCAAATTGTTAGGATCCGTAAAGTTTAAATAATTTGTATCTAAAGCTTGTTGCTTCTGGGACGGTTTAATGGTCCCAAAGTTAGGCGTAACATTTGCCATAATTTTTTAAATTTTAATTGTTAAATTTGTTTTTGATTTTCAGTTTTGTAGAATCAACACCATTAATTGCTTTTACTTTAAAACCATTTACAAATATTTCACCACTCGAAGTTTGTCTTGGAGCTGTATTTATATTATTTGACTTTGCTGTAATTTCTTTAATTGCGTCGGCTTTACCCTGCTCATAAAAATGATGAGCTAAAGTATCTACGTTTTCAGCAGCATACATTGCCTTATGATAACCTTTCAAATCTGTTACTTCACCCTTATCATTCAAGAACTTCTTGACTAAGTTAGTAATATTTGATTGTTTATCTGCCACACTCTCTGCGTTTTGAACACCATATCTAAAATTCTTTTCACCTAATTTGAAATCAAAACCTTTGAAATCTTGGGTAAAGAAACTTTTCGTGTCGTTCTTAAACTTTGAATGTTGGCTTTCAACAACTTCCTGCTCTTGTTGGTAGCGATTAAAAAAGTCCATTGCTTTTTGTTGATCTTTGTTTATACTTGGTCGTAACTTTACTTCCTCGTAATATTTAGACTTAAGATCTTCTAAAAAACCTTTGGCTTTTGCAACCTCTTCCTTAAACGCTAATTTCTTTTTACGAATTTCGCGTTCATCGTCCTCGTCTTCATCGTATGCAAATCGATCATCCATAAGAAAATCAATTTCATCTTCATTTAGATGAGGTCTAGTTTTTTTATAATATTCTTTTAATAATAATTCACTATTAACATTAGAGTAATCAGCGTTAAGTCGAACATAATCTTCTACTGTTCCGCCCGTCTCTTCCATAAATGAAATTAACTTCTCTACATTTTCTGGCAATTGTTTACCTGTTGCTTCTGCTACACTAACGGCCTCCTGAGCTTCTTCGACTAATTCTTGTGCGCTCGCTGCAATCTCTTCTTCAGAAACTTCTTGCAAAGCATTTATTTGAATTACTTCTTCTTGCTGCGGGTCATTGTTTTGGGTAACGATTGTGGGTTCGGTGTTTCCTTCATCCACTCTCGGCAATTCCACTTTGGTGATTTCATTGCCCAACACGCTTTCATTTGTTGTTTGCTCTTGAACGGCATTTTCTTCTGGTTTAGTTTGTAAATCAACTTTTGCCACCACAGCAGGTTTATTTAATTTACGAGGCGTGGCTTTTGGTTTTTGCATTTTGAAGCTACCTTCTTGTTTTACTTCTTCTGACATAATATAATAATATAAAATTGGTTAATATTCTTTTACATAAGACCAAAATCAAATTCACTTACTCCGTTATTTTCAAAATCTTTTGGCATAGTATTGTTTTTTCTTTGCTCAATTAATTCCGATTGTTGTGTAGCTTGTATTTTTGTTCTTTGATCTTTTCTATCTTCTGCTTGTTGCAGTTTTTGATTAGCAATATCCACTTGTAATTTTGCTAATTCGAAATCGTATTGAAATTGTTCTGCCATAAGCAGTTTTTTAATTTCTAATTCTTGTTGCATTCTTTGCATCTCAAATTGAGATTTTGATTGCAGTACTTGTATTTCTGTTTGCGCTAACGCTTCTCTTTTTTGAACTTCTGCCATTGCAGCCGCTTCTGAAGCTTGCGCTTGAGCCTCACCCTGCGCTTTAATCATTGCTTGTTGATTTGCTTGATCTTTTTCTTGCCTTTTCTTCTTTTTGAATTTTAAAGCTTGATTAGCTAAATCTATATTTGTTATTCTGTTTAAATCAATAACATCTTCGAGATCTATATTACCCGCCTGCAAAGCTATTTGTATGTTTCTTTGGAATGCTGCTTTTTCTTCTTCCTCTGGCTCTAATTCAAGGAATATACCAAAGTCGTGCAAATTAAGATTTTCAATTTCTCTTAATGTTTCAGCATTAAATAAAGATATGCTCTCTATCAATGATTGTTTTGTTAATGGGAAATTAAGTGAATCCGCAATTCTTAATGATATATTCTCACAAGTTCTTAATGTTAAATATAAACTCGCATCTTTAATATGTCTTGTGGCTGTATTTGAATTTGCTGCGGCCATTTTTTGTAATCCTACTAATGCATCTGGATCAGGAGTGCTTCCGTCTCTTGCTTCATTTAATCCGGTAACATCACGTATCATTTGTAAGTAATACTGATAT